TCAGCCTTGGTCCGGATGCTCCCGATCGCCCTGCGGCCCCCATTTCTGGGTAGGTCCGTAACTGGCCCAACCGGCGGCGACGATGGTAATGACATCGCCCGGATTGTAGATAATCGACGTTACCTGCCCTGCTTCGTTATTAGCCAGAACCTCACCTTTCCAAGCCATGATTGATCTCCGATATATGAATTCCTGTTCATAAACGAAAGAGGCGAAAAACCCTGATTCGCGATCCTTCCCTGTCAGCAAAGCACAGCAACGAGGAAGTACCGCCTACCAATTCATGCAGGAGAAAAGAGGATAATTCCGCCAGTGAATTGAATATATTCGGAAAGGAAATTAAAAAGCAGGAGCAGAAGATAACGACAAAAAATCAAACTTCCAAAGACAACTACTTCAAGCTGAACAAACACTCCCGCTCGCCAGCCAGGGCGAACCCTATACGGAGCCGTACTAGAATGAAACGCCTCCAAGGCCGAGGAGGGAAAGAAGGCAACGTCGACTCGTTGACTGCCGCGCGATGGCGGGCCGGAAGAAAATCGGGGAAGGAACGCAGAAGTCGGCTGAACGCCAGGAAACACGATGGTGCCCGGAGCCGGGGTCGAACCGGCACGGGGTTACCCCCGAGGGATTTTAAGTCCATCGAATTTTCTTTAAATTTCAATTAATTGCGGTGAAATCCTTTCCGCATTGAAATTTTCTTCACACCCTTGAAGCCCAGATTCTACAAGGGCTCATTCGAAATTGCGGAACAAGTGCCGCATCTACAACAGGCCAACGTCCTCGCCAACCATCCATCAATTTCCTCACCTTGCAAAAATAAAGCTATCTAATCTCACCGAAACCTGTATGGTGGATTCTACTGCTTGCCCAGTTAAGCGCCCCGCCTTGATGTTCAGTCTGTTTGATCTTCATCTCATCGGTTTGCCTTCTCTCCGCATTCAGTTCTAGCCAGGTTTATACCTGCGCACTTTCAAACATTGGAGATATACATCATGGCAACTCGCCAGACTGGTACCGTTAAATGGTTTAACGAAGTAAAAGGTTTTGGCTTCATCACCCCGGAAAGCGGTGAAGACGTCTTTGTGCACTTCCGCCAAATTGAAGCCAGCGGATACAAGTCCCTTGGTGAAGGGCAACGTGTAAGCTTCTTCGTTACCGCAGGTGCCAAGGGCCCGCAAGCCGAGCAAGTACAAGCCCTGTAAGGCTTTTGATACGATAAATAGCCCCGTACATGCGGGGCTTTTCAACACTCGCTCCAGTATAAATAGCGTATAGCAGATCAAATTGGCCGTGAGCCCCTCCCACCACCGCTAATGGCGAACAGGAATTATCCTGCTCCGTATTTAAGGAGCGCTAATTTCATGATTACCCGCCAATCAGGAACTATCAAGTGGTTCGATCAAAGCAAAGGCCATGGTTGGATCACACCCGAGACAGGGCATGACGCCAACGCCCCTCTTCATTTCTTCCTCTGTCTTAAAAATCCGAGAGGCTACCAGGGCGTAACTATCCGGGCCTTCCCCCAGAGGCTTCAAACCTCGATATCGAACTGGGGGAGCTGCGGCGCCGGGCCGGTCACCAGGCCATCGCTGATGAACGCCATCTGCCCGGCCGGCACCGCCGTACCCCGGGCCGCGATCACGACGTTGTTTCGCAGGCGGACGCGGCAGGTGCCGGCGCCCTCGTCGACGTCGATCACCTCCCCCACCGTGCGCGCGCCGCCCGGTAAGAGCCCGATGAACCGACGCCAGGGGTTGACCGTCGCCATCAGGAACCTCCCGGATAGTGGCGCTCGATGCGCAGGGTCTGCCACACGCGGCTAGCCCCTACCCCCTCGGCCGAGATATCGGTGGCCAGGCAGAGACCGCGCCACGTCGCCTGTTCGTCCCTCACCTCGACCAACATGCCCGGCTGCACCAGGCCCGGTACCCCATCATCCTTCTGGAACAGCGGGATACGGCGCGTCTCGATCGCCTGGTTGCCTCCCTTGGACAACTCGCAGATCCCGCGCGAGCGCGCCACCTCGGTGCCGGTAATCCAGTCCTCCATGACGTCGGGCGCCAACTCCTCGCCGGCGGTACCGGCGCGCCGCACCTGCACGCTGACGCCGTAGCTGGTACCGCTGACGTAGACGAAATTCCATGCCGGCTGGGGACTCCACTCGCTGCCCCACTCGGCGACGATGGCGGCCGGGATGATCCGGTCGGGAATCGCGGTGCCCCAGTACCAGGTCGCCTCACGATACCGCGGCAGGATCGTCACCGAGTCGTCCATCAGGCCCGGCCGGACGATGCCGCCGGCGACCTCGGCCAGCTTGACGATGACCTGCATCGGCGTCTGATCCTGATAGCTGAAGGCGCCGGCCGGCAGCGTCCAGTCCGGCGGCCCCATGTTCTCGACGTCCCAGGACACTGAAAAGCCGGTGTACTGCAACTGGTCGTCGACAACCTGACGTGCGTTCAGCGGCGCCGTGTTCACCGCGCTGCGCTTCGGCGCATAGGGCGCGTCCAGCAGTTGGGTGCGGCTCGCGCCGCTGATGGTGTAGCGCTCGCTCGGATGCTTGCCGCTGCCGCTGTAACGCTCGACCAGAAACCGCCAGGTCCAGCCGTTGATCTCCAGTTCTACCGTCTTCGGCCCGTTGGCATCCGGCGCCGTCAGGTCCAGCGAGGTGCGACCGAACAGGTCAGCCGAGAACGACCAGGCGAACGAGTCGATATCCAGGCCGATGCGAATGCTGGTCGCATCCAGCGGCGTGCGACTCGGCAGCACCACCAGGGTGACCGTGTTTCCTATCATGTAGGTCTCCAGTATCTCGGGCTCGGTGGGTGGATCTATCGGCACCACCGGCCCCGGATAGTCGGGGTAGACAATGCCCGTCGGCACCGGATCGGTCGGCCGCCCCCATGCCCAGGGAATCAGCCGCAACGCATCGAAGCGGGCCGGACTGCCGTAGCTGCTGCGCGCCCCGGCGTCCACCGGCCGGATACCACGGACCGGCGCCACGTAGCGGAAATCGAAAAACACGTCGGGCGTGTTCGCCGGGGTGTAGCGGGTCGGGCCGAAATTGAAGTCGAGCAGGCCGGTCGGGATGTAGAGACTGGCACGCCTCTCCGACAGCGCATCGCGGAAGCGGTCGAACTCGGCCGAGCGCCGCCAGCCGGGTGGACGGCCGGCGTCCTTGGGCGACGGGCGCGGGTTGTAGATCAGCGACAGGCGCCGATCACGCGGGCGCAGCGTCCGATCCCAGCCTAGCTCTCTCTCCACGTCCAGCACCCGGGTGCTGTCCCAAGCGCTGCGGGCTGCCGCGTTGCGCTGCTCGGCGTGCTCCCAGCCACTCCCCCAGCCCGCATCACGCACCGGTACACCGGACCAGCCACTGGCGCAACGCCGTGCCAGTGGTCGGCCGGAGCCCCACAGCCCGCCGCTACGCGCATCGGCAAACACCAGGCGCTGCCAGCGCAGCGGGACGGCGCGCACGGAAAACGGCGCCGCCCTCTGCCAGGGGGCGCCGAAACTCGCATTGATCATAGAGCCTCGACAGGAAAGGGCCCGTGGCTGAGCGGGCGGTAGTAACGCGTCGCCTGCAGACGGGCCGTGCCGACCTGGCGGCTGGGGTTGTCGCCCTCGATCGGCCACCACTCCGGCTCAGCCACCGGCAACACCCCGGCCTCGGTCACCTCGTAGAGCCAGCCAGAGAAGATCGTCGGACGCACGCGCTGGCCCAGGCTGACGGCGAGACGCGGCTCGAACACCGCGCCCCAGTCATCCAGCCCCATCGCGTAAGTGGTCCCGCCGGCCGTCACCTCCAGGGGGATCTCGGCGCGCCCGGACTCGGCCGTCTGCCCCACGCCGGCCACCCGCCATTCGCCATCAAGCTTGCGCTCGATGACCACCACCCAGCGCGAGGCCGCACCGCCGTCGACCGTGACGACCGCCCGCACCTTCGCCGGGTCGGTCGGATCTCGACCGCCCGAGCCTTCGGTCAGGTCATAGGACAGCAGGCGCGTATCGGCATCGAGGACCGGCCAGCGAATGATCCCCAGGCGCGGGTCGCCTTCGTCGGTAACCTGGATCACGAACTGTCCGCGCAGGCCCGATGCCTCGAAGCGCTGCACCGTCTCGCCCTCGTAGACCTGGAAGGTCGCCGTCATCGCGGTCGCGGTGACCACCGCCCCGCGATACAGCGTGGCGATCTTGCGCGCCGGAGTCTCCTCCCCTTCGCGGGTGACCTTCACGGCGAGGGTCTGGTAGGTCGCCTGCCCGGCCCCCGACCAGGCGACTGCCACCGGCGGGCGAAGAGTCTTCGGCCCAATTCCGAACCGCTGCAGCCAGGTATCGGGCCGGACCTGGACCGGCGGCACCACCTGCAGCATCAGCGCGCTCATGCTGGCCACCACGCCGGATCCACAGACAGGAACCAGAGCCCCCAGCGGTCCATATGCACATGGTAGGTCTTGCCATCCATCTGGACTGCCTCCGCCACCGCCGTTGCGCCCAGGGACAACCCCAGCCGCTCCAGCAGATGTCCGTGGCGGTAATGGCCCAGGATCGGGTCGAAACACACACCCTTCAGGCGGCCGACGTAGTTCGCGCCATTCGTCACATAGGGCTGCTGCATCCGCCAATAGGGTGGGTTCTCTCCCTCCGTCCGGTCGTAGTAGGTGCTCTGATACTGCATCTGGTCCATCAGCGCTCCCACGCTGGGACCGCCACCCTGGATAATCTCTCCCGAGCGCTGGTCACGCAGCGAACTGAAGCCACTCCCGAAGGACCAGTTTCGGCTGTACCCCGTTGTGTTCTGGTAACCCTGGGCACCGCCGACGGCAATAAACCCCTGAACGCCGGAGCGCCGCTGAAGCTCTCGTACTGCCCGACGTAGAGGCCGAGCTGGTACGCCTCGCTCGTGTTTTCGTAACCGGTGGATTGGAGGACGCAGAAGATGAACGTCTCGGCGTCCGCACAGATCTGCCAGTACGTCGCATGGTTCCAGTACATGTACCCCAGGTAGATGACATGAGCGTCATTGCTGGTGGGATTGGTGTCCGCCGACCAGGTACGTGACCGCGTATTGACGCCCTTTGGGAGCGGAGTGCTGATATCCAGCATGCCCTCATGCACATAGACTGCGATGTAGTCGTTGACGCTGCCGCTACCGGTTAAGTGCCTGTGGAACGTCACCTGCGCGCAGTTGGACGCCGGGGCCAGGGTGATGGCGGTGTCGAACTCGCTTACCACGGTCCACCCTGCCGGTGGCTTGTTGCCGTAGCCATCGACCAGCGCCGCGCGCAAGTAGCTCTTGAACTTCTGGAACGGCGTCACCGCCGACGGGAAGAGCGCCGGTGGTGCGCCGGCGTCCCGATAGCTGTACTGTCGAGCGGTCATCAGTCCGCGTCTCCTCTGATCTGCAGGTGGAATTCATCGTCCTCGACGGTGCCCTTGCCGCTGAGTACCGTCCGCACGATCCACATCGGCCCCAGGCACGAGTCGGTGTTGAAGCGCACCGCGTTGCCGGCCGCCCAGCCACTGCCCCAGCCTTCCTTGCGGATGGTGAAGTACGGCGTGTTCGTCTCCGGGTTAATCGGCGCCGTGTCGGTGGTGGTAGTGCCGTTGGCGATGACCCCCAGCTTCTCCTCCACCACGCTGAAACTGGTCGAGGAGTTGAACACCAGCGCCCACTTCGCATCGATCGCACCGCGGTTGGCGATCAGCGGCGGATAGGCGAGGCTGTTGTAGTTGGCGGTGGTCCCGTCGCCCTTGGGCTCGTCGGTCCAGTTCGGCGAGCCGATATCCCAGGTCCGCTGGGTGAACCAGTGGTGCAGCCGCGCCTGCAGGTCGCCCCAGCTCAGCGCACTGGACGCCAGCGTTTCGCCCGCCGGCAGATCCCAGGGCAGCGGCGAGGAGATTCCCAGCTCGCCGTTCACTTGGACCTCGGTGCAGAGGGTCATGTGCTCAACCCGGTCACGCACCACTAGCGGCAGGGTCAGCGGGTTGCCCTCGGCATCCTGCAGGACCAGCGGGTTGGCCCATGTCACCCGGCCGCGTTCCAGGTCGACGCTGTAGCCCGCCGAGGCCAGTTCCACCGCGTTGGCATCCACCACCTTGATCTCGGCCTGCTGGTCGCGGCCGAGCTGCAGCACGCCGCCAGCTTGAGGACTCGGCACCGTGGTCTCGGCGGTATGGGCAACCACCATCACGTCGCCCTCGCGGAACACTGGCACCCGCCCGTCCGCCGGCAGTCGCACCGGGTCCAGGCCCAGCAGGGTTGCGTCCAGCGGCAGCGAGGTGAAGACGACCGCGTTGTAGCGCAGCAGCAGCGGAATCACCGGGATATCGCTGGCCCCAGTGGTGTCCTCCAGATTGCTGGTGAAGCGCAGCCGGACGATGCCGGTCACGATATCGACGCTACCCTTGATCACCGCGCCATTGAGCTTACCGTTCGCGTCCGCCGTGGTGGTCACGATCTGCGCGGTATCCAGGCGAACCGCCGTCACCTGCAGGCTCGCAGAACGCAGCGGCGCCCCCGGCGTGCGGAAGGTCATGCTGGTGACGCTGAAGCCGGCGTTGGTGGTCAGGCAGGCCAGCAGCGTGACCGTCGGCGCCGCCCCCGAGCCATAGGTATTCAGCGTCGCGGTACGGCCGGCGTAGTCCACCGAGCCGACGGCGATGCCGGCGTTGGTGCTGCTGTTGATGTTCTTGTAGAGCACACCGGAGCGGTCGACGTAGACCTCGCCGGCCCAGGTGAACACCAGCGAGCCCGGCAGGATCGGCTCGGCCACACCAGGCAACAGGTCCAGGGTCACCGGAGCGACGGTCTGCGAATCGGTCTGCTCGCCGTACTCGACGCCGCGACTCTGCGCGCGCACGCTCAGCGTGCCGCCGAACCCCTCCAGCAACGTGGTATCGGTGGCCACCAGGCGCAGCTTCTTCATACCGAAGTTGTCGACCGTGTCGGTGTAGTAGGTGTACTCCTTGAACACGTAGTTGCCGGCCACCTTCAGGCTGAATTCGCCGGTCTCGTAGTTGATCGTCCCGGCGCGCCCGGCCCAGCCGCCGGCGGCGTCGTCGGTCACCGAGTTGTCCACGGTGATCTCCGATTCGAAGATCGGCAGCGCCCCGGTGCCCATGTCAGCACCGAGGGTCGGTGCCGCCTGGCGACGCTTGGTGATCCACGATAGGCGCACGCTGCCCGCCTTGAGCGGCGCCCCGGGGAGAGTGCCGATGCACATGCCGGTGCTGTCGGAGGTCACCGCCAGCGGGCTGTCGGTCACGCTGCCCTGCTGGTAGGTATGCACGATCCCACTCCCGGCATCCGGGGTGGCGCTCAATTCCATGCTGACCTTGCCGTCGGCATAGTTGATCTGGCCGCTGCCACCGGTACCGCTGAGCGAGCCGTTGCCGCTATCGAGCACGGTGCGCTCTACCCCGCCGACCTTGAACGTCGCCTTGTAGGAGCCGGGCAACAGCCCCTGGTGCGGCAACGTCCGGTTGATCCGCGCGCGCGCCTGCACGCTGGTGCCGGTGCGCTGGGTCAGCGCCGCATCGTTCTGCCCGACGTAGGCGTAGATCAGCGAACTCCCCACGTCCGGCAGCGCGCTCAGGGTGATGGATACCGAGCCGGTCGCGAAGTCCACCGTGCCGGTGCCTTCCCCGGCCAATTCGCCGTTGCCCTGGTCGCGGATCTCCTGCCATTTGCCCAGGGCGAGGAACGAGACCACCAGGGTGCCCGGCTGGGGCGGCGCTTCGGACAGCGACAGGGTGTAGACGAAGCCGCGGTTGCCCAGTTCGATAGGGATCTCCCCGGTCACCGCTTCGCCCGTCGCCGCCGCGGCAGGCTGGTAGGTGGCGCTCGCTGTCCCGCTCCAGCCGCTGCCGGAGGCCGCCATCTCGATTGCGCCGCTCTCGTAGTCGACGGTACCGCTGGCAATCCAGTTCGAACCGCTGATGTAGCGCAGGCCTCCCTTGCGGTCGTCGGCGAACACACCGCCGCCGGCGCTCAGCGACAGCGAACCCGGCGCGCAGCCGGTGCCGAGGAACGTCCGCGACCTGCCGCTGCCTATGTTCGCGACATTCAGGTTGACCGTCCGCGCCGGCCCGGCCGCAGCGAACAGGCGCCGCTGGTAGCCGGCCAGTTGGTCGACCAGCGCGTTCTCCCGGGTGGTGCTGGGCACCAGCTGGGAATAGACCGACTTGACCCGCAGGCTCAGCGCGCCGCGGCTGACAGCCTCGGCCAGAGGCTGATGCCGTAGTACCGCGCGGCATCGGCGACCTGGGTGCTGAGCACCTGGCTTTTCGGGCTGGTGGTACCGCCTGGAGTCACCTGGCCGCCGGGGAAGGTCGCGCCCAGTGGCGCGCTGATCGACAGGTCCAGCCGGCGCCGGGTGAAGTTCACGAAGTTGCCGTTGCCGTAGTCGTGGGCGAACTGTTCCAGCCGCGCCTCGACGTCGGTGATGCGGACATACTGCGAGCGCGACTCGAACACCAACTGATAGACCTCGCCAATCTCGGGCAGCCGCTGTTCTTCGCGCTGCACGCAAGCGATGGCGCGCTGGCCCTGCAACTGGTTGCCCAGCAGTTCGAACGAGGCAGACACGGCCGGCACCACGAAGGACTCGATGGCGTTGCGCGCGTCGCGGCGCTCATCGGTCTGGCTGCCGGTGTTGAACAGCAGCACCGAGACACGCGGATCGGCCGGCGCCCGCGTGACGATGGCATGAGCGCCCAGGTACGGCTCGGCGCTGTTCGAGCTGATGCCGGCGAAGGCCTTGCGCAGGTTGATCCGGCCGATGGTCCGGTCCAGGCGCGAGATATCGGGAAACAGGTTGTTGATCTCGCGATCCACCACGGCCTGCCCGGTGGCACGGCCGCCGCCGTCGTCCTCATCGGTGAGGCGCTGGGATTTCAGCAGCTTTACATCATCGACGGTGATCGTCATGGAACACTCCAGCCAGAAAAGAAAACCCCGCCGAGGCGGGGTGTGGGATCAAGGGTCGGGGGTGGGCGGTGCCGAGGGCGGCGCTACGGTGAGCAGTCGCAAAGTCACCAGGTAGTCGGCGTCCGGACCGGGGTTGACCTCGCGGAACAGCGGTTCGGCTTCCAGCGGCGCCCCGTCGGCGCGGTTGAAGATCACCGAGAATTCGCGGCCGTCTGGCAGCACTAGCGGCATGACCCGCAGGCGCTGGTCGCGCAGCACCTCCAACTGCCGCACGACCCACAGCGGCGTCCATACCCCTCCCCCGGAACGCAGTGTGATCGGGCGTCCATGCAGCTTGGTGCCTTCCTGCACCAACAGCGCGCCGGTCAGGGAGCGTTCCTGCTCTTGTGCCACCGCATCCCAGGTGAACTCGTCCACCCACTCGAACTGGTCGCCCAGTTCCACCGCATCGAGCCTCATCGGCCGGTCCTCATGCTGGCCTGCTCGAGCACGCCGAGCAGGTTGGTTTCGTCCTGTTCGCTGGCCACCGCCACGTCAACGGCTCCCCGCGGCGTCTCGAAACGAACGACCCGGGGCGGAGGACTCGACACCGGCGACGAGGCAGGCGGCGCCGCCGCGGCCTTGGCGGCGCTCTGCTCGTCCACCCGCTTCTGCTGCTCCTCTCGCTGCCGCTTGGCATCCGTCTCGGCCTGGATCTGCTGCAGGGTGGCCAGCGCCGTCATCAGGTTCTGCACCGCGTTCATGTCGCCGCTGCCCTGGGCCTCGGCCAGTTGCTGCTGCAACTCGGCGCGGCGGCTGTTGAACCGGCTGCGATCCACGGCTTCCTGCTCGCCGCGCAGCCCCGCCAGTTCCTCGCGCAGGCTGACCAGCGTCGACTTCGAGCCTTCCTTGAGCTGCTGGATCTTCTGATTGGCCGCCTCGATTGCGCTCTCCAGTTGCCGCATGTCCGAATCGTTCAGCAGGCTGAGGCCATTTCGAGCGCCCTTGGCCGCCGACACGAAGTCGCCCAGCTTCATGGTCCCGCGCTCGTAGTCGTCCATCAGGCTCTGCAAGCTGCGCTTCTGCTCCAGGTACGCAGCCTGGATCTCCAGGCTGGCCCGCTGGGTATCCATCGCCCAGCGCCCGAAACCGCTCATGCCCACGCCCGACTCGGCCTTGATCCGGGCCAGTTGCTCACTGACCTTGGCCAGGGAGCGCGAAGTGGCGTCCAGGCTGCTGGTGTCGATGCTGAGATCGACGGTGGAGATCCCACGCATCGCATCGAAGGCGTTCAGCGCTTCCTGGCTCAACTGCGCCACGCCCTGCCGCGCGGTGCTCAACACCCCACCGAAGAACCCTTCGAAGGCGCCCATGTCGTCCTTCGTCGACGCTACTCCCTTGCGGGTCGCCTCCATCGATTCGCCGATGGCCTTGCGCTGGTCCGAGAGCGATTTGGCCGCCTTGTCCGAGGACTCCGCGACCGCCTGCATACCCTTGGCGCCCTCCTCGCCTGCCGCCTTCAGTTCCTTGACCTTGGCGGACAGCTTGGTCTGTTCCTGGTTGAACTCCCGCGCGCTGATCGTGCCGTCGTTGTACAGCCGGCCGAGCGCCGTCCGGATGTTCTGGATATCGACCGTGGTCTTCGCGCTGCTGATCGCGTCTTGGACCTGCTTCAGGTTCTCCAGGCCGGTGCTGAGGTCAGACACCCCCAGGGCGGCGCCGCTGGCGGTCGACTTCAGTTCGGTCAGCTTCGCGTTGAGGACACCGGCGCCGTTCGCATACTCCTGCTGGCTCAGCGTGCCGGCCTGGTAGGCCTTGAGCATTTCCCCCTGCAGGGCGGTCAGTTGCTCGGTGGTCTTGGCCGCGCTGATCTGGTCCAGGGCATTCTGCAGGCTGGTCACCGCCTGCACCGACTCGGCGGCCGCGTTCTTCGCACCCGCCTTCAGGTCGGTGAAGGTGTCGGTGATCGCCTGGCTCTGCTGCTGTGCGGCGGAGGCGATGGCCGTGGTGCTGGTGTCCCAGGCATCCGCGATATCCTGCGCGTCCTGCTGGATCTGCTGGCGAAACCCCTCGCTCATGCTGCTGAGCAGGTCGTGGACGCCGGCGACGGAACTGCGGATGCGCTCTCCACCCAGCGCCGCCGGTATCTTCTCCGCCACCTTCTCGATGCCGGCGACCATCAGCGACAGGGTGCCGGTCCAGGCCAGAGCGATAGCGCTGATGCCCGAGGTGACACCGTTGAACAACGTCCGGAACGGCGCGATGAACAGTTGCACCCGCGAGGCCATGTCGTCCAGCTGGGTGCTGAAGCTGCTAAGCCAGGCCGAGGTCTTGTCGATCAGGGTGCCGAAATCGACGTCGGCCAGGCGCTTGATGAAACGCTCGACCCATTCCGAGCCCTGGACGAAGGCATCCGACAACCCCTTGGCCAGCGTGTCGAGGCGCCCGTCCTGGTCCATCTGCGCGATGGTATCGCCCAGTTCCTTCAGCTTGTTCTTGACGTGGTCCAGCGCGCCGGCGTTGGCAATGCGGTTGAGAAAGTCGGCCGCAGTGTCGCCGAGGTTGCTGACCAGACCGGTCAGGGTGCTCATGGCCTTCGCAGCGGCCCCTTCGGAGCTGCGCCCCATTTCGTCGACCAGCGCCTTGATGACGTCCCGGCCAAGCTTGCCCTTGCTCGCCAGATCCTGCAGCTGCGCGGCATTCTTGCCTGTGACCTTGGCCAGCATGTCCCACACCGGCACGCCACGCTCGACCAGTTGCAGGATCTCCTCGGTCTGCAGCTTCTGCTTCGCCCAGGCCTGGCCGACTGCCGTCGTGATGCCCTCCAGGCGCTCCATGCCGCCACCCAGCTTCTCCGACTGGTCCTCGATCGCTTTCAGCGACCCGTCCATCGGGTCCAGGCCGTAGGCCTTCAGCAGCGCGAAGGCGTCGGTGACGTCGCCCAACTGAAGCGGCGTGTCCTTGGCAAAGGTCTTGATCCAGGCGGTTGCCCGCTCCCCCTCGGCAACCGAGCCCATCAGCGACGTAAGCCGGTTCTGCAGGTTCTCGAACTGGTCGCCGGTGGTCAGCATCGAGACGATGCCATCACGCACCAGGCCGATTCCTCTGCGCACCAGGTTCAGCGCCGCCTGGATGCCGACGAAGGCTGCGGCGTAAGCGGCTGCCTGGCGAACGCCGGACGACATGGCCTCGCGCAGCGCCGTCACGCGCGAGGTGTGGCCAGCCGCCTCCCGCGCCGCTCGCATCTGCGCACGTTCCAGCTCGCGGATCTCGCGGCTGTTCTGCGCGATGCTCTCGCGGGTGTTGTCGACCACCGACGCCAGCCGCCGCTCCTCGTTGGCAAGCTGGCCGGTATCCACGCCCGCCGCCCGCGCCGCACGTTGCTGCTCAGCGTGCCGAGCGGTCAGTTGGTCAAGGGTCCGACGCAGACCCGCTGCGTCCCGCTCCGCGATCTGCAGGGACACGGCCAGGCCCCGGCTCCCGGGGTTGCGGTCCAACGCCTCGCGCAGGTCCGCAATGGTACGGTCCACCCGCTGCACCGACGTCTGCGTCTGCGCAATGGCGCGCTCGGTAGTTCCGAGCGTGGTCACCAGACCGCGGGCACCCTTCGCATCGTCCAACTGCCGGTTCAGGTTCGCCGCCGTGGTGCGCAGCCCTTCCAGCGTCTCGGTCGACTGCTGGGCGGCGGGCGACAGTTCGTCCCGGCCGCGAAGAACGAACTGGATCAGGCGCTGCATTGGGCTCGCCATAAGAATCTCCGGACAATAAAAAACCCGCCATATGGCGGGTTAAGATCAGAACTGGCTATTACTAGCTAACTCTCTTGAGCCACAAAAAATTACGCCCCACTAAAAGTCTCTGAATGATACAACCTCGTCCCAACAGAGAAACCAAGAACTTACTTACAAACCATTTAAAAGAGCCTCCAGCATGGAAATACTGGAGGCTCTATAAAGGCTAATTTTTTAGAAGTCAGCCTTCGCGAACGAGAGTCGCTGCGGGATCCATTGCTGAGCCTGCGAACCGTTGAACTCGTAGAGCCAGATCGGGTTGCCGTCTTTAGTTACACGATTCTGGTTGTCGATACAGAGCCCCGGTTCGGGGACGCTCAAGATGTAGAGCGGTTTCGTCACCATATCGAAGCGTTGGCTCTTCGAACTCGAATTCACGACAGCCAGCGTCAGGATATTCTGTGGCGAAACCTTCCCACCCTGCGGGTCAATCGCCAACTGGCCGCCGCTTGAGTTCAGGGTGATCACCCCTGTGTCCTGATCGACATCCCAAAGGATGAAGCGATATGGCGTGCCTTGCGCTTTCCGCAGTACGACTTTGGCGCCGGACTGCTCATCGGAAACACCCAGCACATAATCCTTATCTTGTGCATATTGGAACAGATAAGTACCCATTGCGATGCTCCTTGCATAGCGAATAGTTATTAGCCCTACACTCGACAGGCAGGACCACCGAGCCGTTTCCAGGCTCGCAGAACTAAACCTAGCCAAATATAAATAAGACACCCCTACCAGAAATATGGGGATTAACACCAAATAACAGCAACACTTGGCCGACCTATTTGTATTCGCAATATTGGAGAGATTTTATATTACCTCTCTAAAAGTAACTTTTTATTTCCATACTTATCCTGCCAGATCCATCTGGCAGAACTTGGAAATGTCGGTCGCGGTCACGCGCGAATCTGCGAGCAGTTCCGCCGGGCCGGTGAGCTTGGCGTACTCCTGGCCCAGCACCGCCAGTTCCTGCAGGAGGCCGAACTTGACGCGGCGAGGACGCAGCGCGAACGGCTCGCCCGACTGCGCGTCGTTCAGGCCAGCGATGAACAGCTCCAGCTCCTTCTGCGAGCCGTTGAGCATATGCACCGCCCGGCTCGGGCGCGGCGTGTAGCTTACCTTGATGCCGGTTGCATCGATCTTGCCGCCGCTCAGCACCTGAATGCCGTGGGGTACCAGCAGGTAGTCGGTGCCCGGGGCCACCTCGACGTCCCCCGCGGTCTTCACCGTCACGGGCTTGGTCAAGTCCGGCAGGTACTTGAACGGGATCAACTCCAGCGCAACCCCCTGAGAGGTATGCGCCTCGTCGGTGATCGCGGCGGTAGGCGCCACCTGGATGGTGGAGCGCGTCACCAGGGCGACATTCTCGGCGGTCAGGTCGAACATTCCGATGGAGGACGTCACGTCGGTGACGCGCTCGCGGACGTTGCTGTTGCCGCCGCCTCCCATGTAGTTGGGCAGCGTCTTGCGGTCGGTGGCGAAGCTGATGTTGAAGGTGTCGCAGTTGCCGAGCGGCAGGAACGGTTCCTGCGATCCGTACAGGCGGGCATGGATGATGCCCTCGCCGATGAACGAGCGGTCGATGGTCTGGAGCATGGGGCTCTCCTGATGGGTTCGGGTGGGTTACTTCTGGTCGCCGCCGGCCGGCTCGGCGGTGGCTGCCGGAATCGGCGCCTTGGCCTTGGCCTCGGTGGCGTAGCCCTTGCCCAGGGCATGGGCAGCTACGGCGGCGGTAACGCTGATGGCGCCCTTCGACGCCGGGTAGTGGGTCGCGTCGAGCCTTTCGCGGTAGTTGAACGGCCTGGTAACGATGATCTCGGGCATGGAGCCTCCGGAAATGAAGAGGCCGCCCGAAGGCGGCCTGGTGGATGGGTTACAACTGCTGCGAGTAGCTGACCTGCAGAGGGATGGCTCGATAGGCCCAGCGCCGGCCGGGCTCGGGCAGGCGCACAGCGGATGCCGGAAAATCGACACGCACCAGGCCGGGCACCGTCAGCCCGGCCTTGTGGCCCTTGAGCACCCGCTTGATCGCCAGGCGCGCCTCGCGCAACGCCTGGGCGGCGTCCCTGCCGCGCGCCATCGGGACGATGTTCACGGTCCACTCCTCCACGACACTGCCCGGCGACCGGTCACGTTCCACGGTGTCCCCTTCCTGCAGGATGATCAGCCGTTCGGGCTCGTCGCTGTCCTCGGCGTCGAGCACCCCGGCCACCCAGTCCTCACGGACGGCGTCGCCGAACGCCGGTACCGCGGCCAGCAGGTCCAGCAGTTGGCCGATGACCGCAGTCTGTACATCGATCACGTCGCTCATTCGGGCACCACGTAGAAAGTGATCCAGTCGCCGTCGTCGGCATGGATGCCGTCGATGCGCCAGACCTGGCCATCGGAATCGAGGAACGCCCCCTTGCGATCAAGGGGCTGCAAGAACGCCTTGCGGCACGCAATGGTGCGATACCGATCCAAGGCGCCGGCTTCCATGCGTTCCACACCTTCCTCGACGATCACCGCAGCATTGCCGACCTGCCGGCCAGAGCGGTCCAGGTAGCCAAACTCACCATCGCCGAGGACGTCGGCGATGATCTCGTCCATGTCGGCGACCAATTGGACAAAGCCAGCCACTACTTCACCAACTTGATGACTGCGCGAGGGCGGGTGCAAATATGCAGAGGGTTCGACTGCGCTTCGCCAGCCACGCCCTTGTTGAACGGCATGACCTCCTGCTTGGCGTAATACGGCAGGCCCAGGGTGTTGACGGTCTCCATGTAGTTGGCCGGCGCGAAGATGCTCAGGAACAGCTCCGGCACTCCGATAGGCACAAGCCGTGCCTCATCATCTGGGATGAAGGAGCGACCGCCCACCTTGCCGCGGTAGCGCTCCCAGATCACGCCGCCAAACTCGAACTCCTCGCGTGCATCACCGCGCAGTTGGGAGGCCTGCATGGTGTTGAGGTAGGTCTCCTCCACCGACTTGTGGGTGATCAGCGCATTCCAGAAGTTCTTCCCACAAAGCGCGCGCGAGCCGCTGCTGGGGATGTTGCCCAGGGCATCCTCCTGCGCGTCCAGTGCTTCGCCGGCCTTCAGGCGTACCTTGGTGGTCGCGCTACCTAGCTCCATCTGAACGACCTGAGCACTGATACCGAAGCGGTCGTAGAGGTCGAGCAATACAGTGCTGCCGTCGGCATCGAGGATGGTACCGAGCACCGCGCCCATCCGCTGGTGCTCGTGAGTGGCGTCGAGCTGGCGACGCATCTTGCCCAGGCGCTTGTTCACCACGTCCTGCACAGCCTGCAATTCGGTTTGCTCGCCAAAGGCGCGAATGCCTTGGATCTCGTCGGCCAGGATGGTGAAGGTCTGTGGCAAGTGCACATTGTTGAACGGAATCAGCACGCGCTTGCTGCCAGTGACCACCAGGCCCGGCGCGCCGCGATCGGCGGCCGGCACCAAGTGTAGGGTGTCTCCGTCCTTCTCGATCTGCTGGGTGATGGTGGTGCTGCCCTCTTCCTCGAAGAGTCCCAGAGCCGCCAGACGGCCAGGCACCTCGGGGGCTTCGTTGATCGCAGCGGTGAGGGACGAGACGCTGAACGCCTCGTCTTCGAAGACGTTGATGTCAGCCATTGTTTACTCCATAGAAAATGAAAAGCCCCGCGGGTGCGGGGCTTCGGGAGGACGCAAAGGGGCCGGTCAGTACGGCGTACCGGTGCGGACAATGAGGTTGCGGGCCTTGAGGTCGCCACGGGCAGCGTCGTTCAAACCCGTCAGCGCCACATCGATCACCTCGGCCAGACGAGCAATCACGGTCACCGCCTGAGGATCGGGCGAGGCCGGCTTGGGCGCATACAGGATCGCCACCGCCACCTCGGTGCCATCTGTGGCCGCATCGTCGTAGGGCGCGTATTGGCCCGACGCCGTGACGATACCCAGCACCTGGCCGGCTGGCAGGGCCTTCGCGGTAGCGGCCAGGGTCACCTGTTCGCGGGAAATGGAACCGGCCCCCTCCGAGAGGAGGAACTCACCGGCGTGAAAGCCTTCGGTTTTGGTCATCATGCTTCTCCTTTCGAAGCCTTGGGTTTAGCGGTTTGGGCAGCCCGACGCGCGGCGTACACCTTCGACGGCGTCGCAGCCCTGGCCTTGCTGGGGGGCGTCGGATCATCCTCGAGCGGCGGGGTATTGATGATTTCGCCGAAGCCGTTGCCAGCCAGCTTGTCGAACAGCCTGGCGCGTACGGCGTCTGGTTCGAGGCCAGCTTTCACATAGTCGGCGGCAAGTTCCGGCAGGCGCGCACTGACGCACAGATCGCGGACCGCCTTGGCCCGGGTGACCGCTGCATCAATGCTCGCCTCGTCTTTCAGGTTTCCTGCCAAGGTCAGAGCCTCCACGAGGTTACGGATACCGGCCTCCGAGCAGCTACGGATAATCCGTGCTGCCAGGGCGGCGGCAGTGGGCTGGGTTACAGGGGGTTCGGGATCAGGTTCAAGAACAGGGTCCTCTGTCGGTGCAGGTGTATCGCTCAGCGGCGGCTTATCGAGTTGAGCAAGCAGCGTCTGGGGAGTATTGCGGTATTTGCGCAACGCACCGCCATCGCCCACCACCGCCTTCACAGCCACCCCGTCCAGCACCTCGTCGCAGAAACCAAGCGTCGTGGCTTCACTCGCCGTCAGCCAAGTCTCGTCCTTGATCATCTGCCGGAGCTCACCATCGTCGATCTCGGGCGCCTTGCGCTTGTAGGAGGCGACGATGGCTTCCAGCGTCTGGTCCAGCACCTCGGCCACCTTGCGCAGATCGTCGGCATCGCCGCCGGCCCAGGTCCAGGGGTTGTGGATCATCAGCATGGAATTGGAAGCCATCTCCAACCGATGCGCGCCGCAGGCCGCCACGCTTGCCGCACTCGCCGCCAGTGCATCGATGCGGGCGGTACAGCGCTCGCCCAGGCGGTTGAGCACGTTGTGGATCGCCAGTCCGTCGAATAGGTCGCCACCAATGGAGTTGAAAGCCACCAGCACTGGCGAAGAACCATCGTCGACGGCCTTCAGGTCCTGGATAAACTGGTTGGCCGTGATCCCCCAAGTACCAATCTCACCGTAGATGTAGACCTCGATGGCCTGGTCCGGCTCACCCTCGGCTGCAGCCTTAATGCGGTACCAGGTCTCGTCCTGGGGCGCCGGTACATCCGGGATCTTGTTGAAAATGTGCAGGCCGAGTGCAAGCGCCTGCGCACGAAGCGCTGATTGTTCGGTCATGGTGTTTCCTCATCGGCGGGATCCGGCGACCCCGGAGCCGTTGTGTAGTTGAGACCAAGCACGTGGGCACGTGTCTGGTCTGCCGCGTTTTCTTCGTCGATGGTTTCCGCGTCATAGCCCTTGCGCAGCACTACCTCGCTACGCGAGGCCAACCCCGCCTGGATCTCTAGAACCTTGCCCTGCACGTCCTGCACTGGGTGGATGTAGTCCCACCCCTGGGGCACCCAGCGAGTGCGCAAATACTCGCGCCGTCGGCGTGCGTAGTCGGGTAGATCCAAGGCACCGGATAAGTACGCCATGTCCATCCACGCCGCCCTCACCGGTCGACAAAGCTGGTGGATGTAGACGCTGAACTGAAGCTGTTCCAGGCGCCGGCGAAACTCGTTGAGCACTACCCTGATCACCCGGTCATTTACGTTCCTCAGATCGCCGGTGAACAGCTCGTAGGGCACTCCAGTTCCCATCGCCGCAGCCTGGAGTTGCTGCCGCATGAAGTCCGGATAGTTGTTACCAGCCTCCGGCGGCTTGGAGAACTCCACTTGCTCGCCTGGCAACAACTCCTGCATGGTGCCCGGCTCCAATCCCACCATCGGCGTGAAGCCGTCACCGTCCATACGCACCGGTCCACCGTTGATGGGATCGATGGGAGGCAAGTCGCCTGGGCTCGGCCGAGTAATGAATCCGGCGAACAGATTGGCTACCTCCTGGCGGAACAGCACCGCATCGTCGAAGTTGTCCAACGAGCGCAGCCGCAGTAGAACCCGAGACAGTCGGGGAACCCCCCGCAACTGTCCTGCCTCCAACGGCTCGAAGACGTGTAGTACCTCGCTGGCCGGCACCCGCACCAGTTGGTTGTAGCCCGCCGCCATCACTGCGCTGTCGCCGGGGTGACGCCGATACATCCAGTACGCCACCCGCTTGCCCAGGGCGTTGAACTCAATGCCGGCCCGGATCAAATTACCGTTGCGTGCCACCTCGTTCTTCTCGACCGGAACGAACTCGGCAGGCAGCAATTGCAACTGCAACGGCACAGCTAGGTCGTCCTCCGGCCGCCTCGGGCGCAGACGAATAAAGCACTCGCCGCTCTCCTCGACCATTCGCGCCGCCAGTGCCTGCTGTCCATAGAAGTCGGTCCGCTCGTCGGCATCCGACTCGTCGGTCCAGTCCAGCCAGAGCTCCAGCAACAACCGCCGCAGCGCCTTGTCCTGAATCGTCGGCATTGGCACGATGCCGGAACCAATGAGGTTGCTCACCCGTGTGTCGATCGCACCACCCGCGTAGGGGTCGTTGCGCGTCGCAGCTCGGGAGCGCTTGCGTAGCAGTGGCAGTGCAGGGAGCGACAAGGTATTGATCGAGCCCGGCGGCGCATCCCAGTTCTGCGCGCGGCGGCCTGTTCCGGCACCGTCATAGCTGTTCTTAATCCGGTCTGGAAGCATGAAGCCCGCCCGGGTCAGATGAGGATACCTGGCCATCACACCCCCTTCCCGGCAGGGTACAGCCGACACACCCGGGAGCGCCGACCACTGAGCGCCGACTCCTGTCCCGCATCTGCCACGTACTGGCTTTCCAGCATCCGCAGACTCGCCAACTGCGCGCGCTCAAGCTTGCGACCATCCTTGGTGATGGTCTGCCCCTTGGTGAGAATGTCATGGATGGCCGCGCGCACATCCGCCAACCGTTGCTGCGCTTCGGTCATATCCGCCTCGCGTGGTTATCGACGTTGTTTCAGATAGCCGCTGCCGGAGCTGCGGCGTTTGGTGGTCGGGACCGATGGTGCAGTGGAAGTGGTGGGCGGCGTATCGAGGACCAGGCCGAAGCGCTGCTGGGCGACTCGCAGCATTGCCAGAGCGCCGACGGCGCAGTCCAGTGCCTCGTTCCGGCGCCCCTTCGCGTCCCAGCGATACACGCGCTGGCCCTTCTCGATCTTCATCACCTTGGTTTCGGCAGTGAGCTGCTTCAGTTCGCTCTCGTCGCAGATCGCGTCGCTGGCTGGCAGATGCATCACGCCGGGGAGAACCTTGCCTGGCTCGGGCTGAAGCTTCAGACGGCTGTAGATCAGCTCCTTGGCGTTGTCCGTACCGATCATCGTCAGGTAGACGCCAGCCTTGTTCTTGTTGTTGGGGAACATTGCAATGGGCTTGCCGTAGACGTTGTGCCCCTTGGTCGGGATGACCCACAACAGGCCGTGCTTCTTGCTCTCCTCGTACACCTCGTCGGTGTAGTGACCGCCGGAGTCCCATCCCCAGAGCGCAACGCGCATGCTCACACCGTCTTCGCGCTGGTACTGCTGGTGGAGCTTGAGCCCTACCTTCCGGCGCAACTCGGCGCTAGCCGGGTCGCCCTGCAGAATCCAGCGGTCGACCAACCAACCTTCCTCGCCCGCGGCCCAGGCCCAGATACGCGCCTCGTAGCGGTCGTCCTGGGTGTCGATGAAGCCCGTCAGAGCGGCTACGCGCGCGGGCAGGTGCTGCCAGATTTCGCGCCGACCATAGAGGTTCTCCCACTCTAGCTTTTCGCCCTGGTCACCCTCCCAGGTTTCGCCCAAGGTGGTGTTGACGAAGGTGATCAGCTTTTCGCGGTCGCCCTTCACGTTCAGCCAGTCGCCGACCATGTCGAGCCAGGTGGTGAAGACGCTGTACGCGGTCCAGATGTGGAAAGTGACAGAGCGAGGCGTACGGGCTGGCTCGCCGTCGGCCTTGAACCAGTCCATGGAATCGTGCGTCCAGAGGCCGGTCCGCTCACAAATCCAGCGGCCATCGTTCGCAGCCTCTACCGCCTCGTGATACTCGATCACGCAGCCGTTGTGCTCGCAGGTGTACCAGGCCTTCTCCGCCTCACCCAGCGCGTTGGTCTCGTATTTGATGCCGAACGAGCAGTCCTTGCCGCCCCACTTCAGGAACTGTTCTCCGTGGCAATGCGGGCAGCGGATGTGAAAGCGCATGAAATGCGGCGACTCTTCAGCAGCCTTTGTGATCTGGCACTCGCCCACCGTCCCCGGTGTGGAACCGCGGATCGACTTCTTGAAGGTGGCCCCCTCCAGGCGCTTGTCGCCGAGAAAGGTTGGCGAGCCCTCGCCCTCAATGTCGGCGTCGAATTTCGACAGCTCGTCGTAGATGACCTCGTCGGGCGACTTCTCGCGGTAGTTTCGCGCGGCCTTACCGCCCAGGCACCAGAGCATCTTCTGGTGGCTGAACTTCTTCGCGGCGAGGGTGTTGTCCCGGTGCTTCTTCCCATACCACGGCGCGAGGGCGAGTAAGACCGGAACATCGCGGATGAACGACTCAACGTGCCGCTTCATCAGCTCTTCGGCGTCAGGGTCCGTCGGGCAGTAGCTCAGCACGTTGCGCTTTTTGTGCTGGAGCTTGTAGCCGATGTTCGCCATCAGCATCTTGGTGTAGCCGACCCGTGCAGACTTGATCAGGTTCACCACGCGGATCAGGTCGTTGCCCATCGCGTTCAGGATTCCAACCTGGAACGCTGCGGTTTCCCACTTTCCTTCCTGGTAAGAGGACTCGGACGACAAATAGAAATGCTTGTCCGCCCACTCCACCGCAGTCAGCGGTGGTTCGCGGAATAGGGACTCAAGGCCGAGGCGAACTTGCTTCTGCAGGTCATTCAGCCAAGGACTCGACATATTCATCCAGCATACCCGGGAGTAGATCGCCCAACTCGGAAGCGCGGTTGCGCGCCAGAGCGATCTCTCGCTGCAGCGCCTCGACGTGTCGCACGTCGAGGTCCGGGTGCTTGCGGCGCAACTTCAAGGGCACCGTGTCGAGAATTGAACCAATCTGGGCAGCGATCTTGCCCAGGGCGAAGACCGCAAACTCGGTAGGCACCAGATGCTTGTCGGCGACCAGGTTCTTCTTCTCCTGGGCGTCGGCCTGGGCCGAAGTGAGGCGCAGACGCTCCTGCGTCAGCTTATGTTCTGCCAGCGGGTCGATGCCTTCCGGAACATCACCGTCTGGTTGGTGTTTCCGCTCCGCGAAGTCGAGGCGGTTTTCCAGTACCGAGCGGACGTCATAGAAGGCCTCTCGGCCAATCCTTGCAACCGGCTCGACGCCCCATTTATCAAAGGCTTGCGTGCTTATACCGAGGCTCGTCGCCATCCGGCTTTTGTTGAGCCAGTGAGGCTGCCGAGTGATATCTGGTTTGCTCATAACAACACAACAACCAACCTCAGAATTTGGGCCATACATAGTGGAAAAGCGGGGTTCGAATTACCCTCTCCAAGGGCCACGCTTCAGGGGCCCCCGGTGCTTTACGAGTAGCACGTCACTGCCCCGCTTTTCGCGACACCCCACCTGCAAGTGGCCACCGCCGGCCCGGGTTGAACTAACCCCGCTCCGCCCGGCCAAGCCACCCGCCAACGGTTCAGCGCAACGCTTTCGCCAGGGCCCGCTCGATGTTCGCCTCTAGGCGCGCGTCGTCCTCGGCAACACGCCGAACGACTTCGTGAAATTGGAAGCGCACGCGGTACTGAGGCTGGCGGACGAAGGCGAGGACCATGGTCAACGTCCGTCCACGGCGCTCGGCGATGCCAATCGGTCGGCGGCCACGGTGCATCACGAAGTACGCGAGTTGGTGTCCCCTCGCCAAGGAACGCGCCGACTGGGTGGCGTTTCCTTTGAACCCCGCTCGGTATTCCAGGGCGCCCAGGCCGGAAAGGATCTGGATCATCTGGCCGCGGCTCATGTTGCCGTACTGGTCCAGCCGGGCGCCCTCCGCTGGAACCACGAACATGCCCGCCGGCAGGATGCCCCGGGCCCGGAGGTTCCGCTCCGACGCCTTGTCCACCCTCGGCCCTCCGAAGACCTGGGGAGCTACCCAGTCCTCCGGCGACTGCCCCTTCGAGGCATGGTCCTTTTCGTCCTTCACCCACAAGGCCGCCTCAAGCCGGCGTGAGGTGGCATGCAGGATGCGGATGGCGTTACGGGTGAACGGTGTCGGCCGGTCGAAGACCTGGTCGATTTCCCCGACCAGGGCCTGATTCGCCTGGTTCGCGGTGTGGTTCAAGGCGTCGGCCAACACTTTGTTCGGCAGGTCGCCACCGAGGCCCCGTAGAGACGCCACCGCATCATCGAGGTCTCGGGCGGAGATACTGCCTCTCATCGCTCATCCACTCGCTGACGCTCCATGCAGTCCAGGACTTGGACCGCGCACGCTGTCAACGCAGCCTCAACAGCATCGATCGCCGCGGTTGCATCTTCACCGTTCGCTAGCGGCGGACGGCCGGGGAGCCGACACGGCGTCAGCGGGCACTTGGCCTGCTGCGCGGTAGGCGCTGGGATCAGTGGTTTCGGGGCGGGCGTACATCCGGCCAAGGCCAGCAGGGATGCCAGCACGCAGCCAGTTGCGAACAGCCTGGTCATTCTCTTTCAACTCCCGTAACGCCGCAGCATGGCGCGCGCCCTGGACCTCCAGGGCTTGGCCAAGCTGGCGGGTTTGCCGTTCGATCTCGGCGACGCGGCCGAGTTGGCGTTGCTGTTCAGCGAGGACGCCCGCCTGCAGGTCAATCAGTTGCTGGTTGCGGTCACGCTCCTGCGCCGCGACGTCAGCACGTTCCCGCTCTGCGGTCACTTGCAGGCTCAGGCGGTCCATCCGCCACATCATCCCCATCGCAACGAGCGCGACGATCAACCATGGAACCCACCTCATCACACACCCGCCAGCGCTGCGCGCGCCCATTCGAGACGCGCCACTCGATCCTCAGCACCGTTGTAGCCGCCGTTGATCTTCAGAGTGATCCGCTCGAATCGGCCTTGGTCAGCCAGGTCGTTTAAACCCCGCGACTTCCACCACCACCCCGCGGCGATTGCTGCCCAGGTCCGTTGCTCCAGCAGTTCCGGTTGCGCTACCAGTGGCAGCGCCAGGGCACGTGCAGCTTCGGTGTAGTTGTCGCGGCCGGTGATCATGATCAGGCCGCGGCCACGGTATCGATACCCATCGCCCGTATCCGGCGACCCGTTGCCCATCCGGTTTGCGTAGACGCGGTTCGCGATGTGCTCGGGCTGGCGGGCGTACTGCTTCGCCTCTGCCGGCGTGAACCGCTTCGGCCAGGTCGCGAGCAGGCCCTCGGCGGAGTAATTCAGGTTCTCGACCACGCGCTTGAGGCTCTGGCATTCGTGCCCGACTTGGGCCAGGAACATCGCCACCCGCTCAGCCGTGTTGATCTCAAACCGAGCCATGGAGCCGTTGATGTGGTCGACCCAGAGGCCGGCAGTAGAAGCACCGCAGCCGGTAGCGCGGTCGAGTTGATCTGCGGTGATCTTCATTCGCCAGCCCCCCGACGCGGAAACTTCCAGTCGGCGATCCGATCAGCGAACTCGGCGATCTTCTTCACCCCTAGGAAGCCGGTGAACACCCCAGCAGCGGTAGCCATGTTCTGTGGCAGGCCGAACCACTCAAGGACCGGAATCAGGCCCAAGGTAATCAAGGTGCAGAGCGTTGCCTCGAGCAGCGCCTGGCGCCGTGTTCCACCGCCGTAGATCACCCGGGTCAGCGCGACCACAAAGGACAGGCCGGCGGCGTACATCTGCGGATAGTGCGCAGACAGCCACGCAAGCAGCGCAGCCCACGTGATGGGGTCTTTGTCGGGCATTTTCATGGTCTCGGATCCCCTCGGCGGGGCGGAAATGAAAAACCCCGCGTGAGGCGGGGTCTGTGAGTAGGTGCGGGCAGGGCTTTTCAAGGGGCCGCACTCCCCGCAGCGCCGAGCGCCGCCCGCAAGAATAAATACCACTTTTTTGTTGTATCACCACAAATTTGTTGTATTATGAACCCATCCAAACAACAGAGACGAGGTGATGAAGTTCAGCGAATTCAGACGACCCGCAAGGCGATCATCAAGCAACTGGGGCTCTAACGAGCCCCCTCGCCTGCTCGCTGAACGATCACCCCGAAGGAGTGACCATGTACGACTATGCAATTCGATTCGAACAGGACGACAGCGCGCCTGGCGTCGCCGTTTTTTGCCGAGACTTGCCGGAGCTGAACAGCTTCGGCGATGACCGCGAACACGCAATCCGCGAGGCGCTGGACGCCATCGAGACGACCCTGTCGCTCTACGTTGATGCGCGCAAGCCGATCCCGGAAGCAACTGCGCCGGAGGAAGGCGAGCACGTCGTCCATCTTCCGGCCGTCACCGTGGCAAAGATCGCGCTGTGGAACGAGATGATGAAGCGCGGAATGCGCAAGTCCGACCTGTGCAAGCTCCTGGGCATCGCCCAGACCCAGGGTGACCGCCTGGTGGACTTCCTGCACAACACCAAGATGGAAGCGCTTGAACAGGCCCTTGCCGCCCTAGACACGAAGCTCAGCGTCCGCACCTATTACGGCAACCAGATGGTCAAGCTCCGGTACATCGCCAATACGGAGCGAGGTCGTGTGCTGGTTATCGGGGGAGACGCTGACCCGAAGGCTCTCCCCCGTCAGTACGAATGGCTGCAGGAACCACCCTGCAGGATCGAGGACACTGTCGACGATTTCGAAGTCGGCGCCAGGTACGCGATGTGGAACGTGGAGGAAGCGGTGAACGCGATCCAGTCACGCGGCTACTTCAGCTTCTGGCTGGAAACAACGTCAGGCCCCCGAAGCGCCACGCGCTGAAACGAAAAACCCCGGCTCGATGGCCGGGGTTTTTGCTTGTTGGGTCGTGCGGGTGCAACTGTGCACAATGGCAAAACGATACCCAAATGCTCTTCAAATCGTCAAGCGACCCGTTTCAGGCGCTCCCGCTGGGCCCAGTAGGCCGCCACGCGGTCGTGGTAGCGCTGATGGACACTGGGGCACTCCAGGATGTCCTCGCCCCACTCCTCCCGGTATGCCTCCCCGTACCGCTTCATCCTCGCCGCCCACCGCGCCAACTCCTGGTCCGACATCCCGCGCAGACGCTCCGCCAGGCGCTGCTGGTGATGCTCCCGGCGCTCGGCGTAGGCCTCGGCGCGCTGCACCGCCACCGCATCCCGGTCGACCTGCTGCCAGCGCCATCCAGAGCCCTTCCGGAACCCGCTCTGCTTCGCCACTACCTCGGCGACCGGCCTCAGCGCCTGGGCGTCGAGCTTGTCGATGTGGCGCGCCAGGCGCTCCCAGGTACTGGCGTAGTCCCGCGCCCAGTTGCCGGGGTCGATCCGGCAGCCGAGGCGCTCCTCGATGAAGAGGCAGACCTCGCCCGGGCGCAGTGTGTCGCGGCCATTGACGGCGCGCTTGTGCGAGTTGATCGCCGCCAGCGCCATCCAGTAAGCCCGCTCGCCCTGGCGCTGAGTCAGTTGGCCGAGGCCGGCGCCGATCCAGACCAGGCCGTGAGCGATCGCCACGTCGTCACCGGTGGCCAGCGGCGAGTACAGCGTGTGGCCGAAGTGCTGCAGCGGCTTCGGCAGCGAGCGGATGGCAGCCTGCACCAGGCCGGCGGCCAGCATGTGGGCGCTACGCCCATTGGTGTCCTTGCAGTCGGGGTGCGTCTCGTTGGCCACCCGGCCCTTCTTGCCCAGCGCGGCCTTGTCGGCCGCCACCGCCAGCACTGAGCTCCGACTCTCGTAGAAGGCGTCGTGCCAAGCCTGGCGCGCGCTGATCAGTCTCATTTCGACTCTCCCCTGTAGTTTCCTGTAGTCACTGCTCGCCCTCGAGGAGAGGGACGACTTTCACTCGCACGCCTGGCGTTTCGCCGTAGCGCTTCCCCACCACCGCCTTCACGACCTGGACGTCGTCCTTCCAGACAACGCCGTTCAGGCCGTCGTAGATGGCCTTCTGGACGTTATCCAGGTCCGGTTTCTTGGTCGGGTGCAGTTGCCCGGACAAGGCCAGGGCCTTCCGCTTTTTCGACATCGATTGAGGGATGCTCAGCGCGATGTCGAGTTCGACCAGCACTGGGCCCTCGAACAGCGCGCGACCTGCCATGGCTTGCTGTCCGCTGTGTGCGATCAGCCCCTCGTAGTTCGCCGTCTTCGCCGGAGTGAACATCCTGACGTGGGCGCCGACGCGACCGATACGCGGCCTCCCCTTCCCCACCGGCTCGCCGGGTACGGTGAACATCACCGGGCGGAAGTCATGCATCACGGCGCACCTCCGGCGCTTTCCGGCGCATCTTGGCCAGCAGCAGTTCCCGCGCCTGGGCGCCACTGAGCCCATCCAGGCCCTGGGCCTGCATCCGGTGGAGCAGTTGCTGCTCGGCAAGCTCATCGGCGCGCTGCAGCTCCGACTTCTGGCTGTCGAGGCCAATCGCCTTGGCGACCTTTCCGTCCAGCGGCTCACCAGCCTCGAGGCGTCGGACCACTACGGCATAGTTATGCTCGAACTCAGCGCGAAGTCGCTTGTCGCCGTACTGGGCCCGACGAAGCTCGAACAGGCCTGTGAGTTCGGCAGCCACCTTCACGACCTTGTGGCTGTAGCGCTGCTCCAAGGCTTCGTACCAGGCGCCCTCGGCGCTCGGCAAACCGTCGATCTTGCGGCACAGCCGCAGGAACTCCTTGAGGCTCGGAGGAAAGTCCTGATCCAGCACCATCCGCTGAAGGCCTCGGTCGACCTGCATGTCGCTCAGGTGCTTGATACCGGTCAGCCAGACTCGCTTGGCGAGCGTCTCCGCACGACGTTCCCCGTAGTGCTTCTCGTACCAAGCCGGATAGCTGGTTTTGAGGGTAGCGAACACACGTTTCACCGCCCTGCGCGCCCGGGCGTCAAGTTCGACCAGATTCTCGATCTGCGGCTCACCAGTCGTCGTCGTGGAGGATGTCAACAGCGTTGCGCGAACGTCGTGCAGCGGGTCGCTGACGTGCTTGGGCGTTTCGTCCGTCGGTTTGCTCATGGCGGTGCTCCGCACGCGGTGCTGTTGCCATCCGGTGGCGCTCCAGCAAGAGTTCATCGAGAAAATTTCGGTAGTACAGGGGGGAGTCAGGCGGGGCGCCGAGCTTGGCTTCGGCGATCTCCATTGCCGCGAGCATCTGCTCCGCGGTGACACCGCGCTCGACCCAAGAGGCGAACAGCGGCATGGTCCTGGCGGTCTGCACCGCGTGGATCTGGAATCCGCGCTCGCGGATGAAGAACTGGCACCACTGTCCCGCAGTGGCCGGATCGGCTGGGCATTCGCGCACGCACGCGTTAGGTACGGTACGGTTATTACCGGATACCGGAAGTAGGTTGCTGCTCGGCACCTGCTCAAGAAATAACCCGGTTGTAGCTTGCCCTTTCGAATCACTAGAACCCCCGTATTCACTGGGGTCAGGCTGACTCTTTGGAGGTTGCTGCTCTGGTTGTAGCTTGGTTGTAGCTTGGTTGTAGCTCTTTTGGTCGGACTGGTCCCGGCGCGCGTGGGGGAACTCAAAAACGAGCGGTCCGATGACCTTAATGGCCCCAAGCTTCTCTAGGCGACGAACCGCTGAGCGCCCCTGCTCACGTGTATACGGTTTCGGTTTCGCGCGGCCAGGTATCGGGTCCACAACGAACCCTTCGCGCAGCACGATTTCGTTGATGAGCGTCTTTTGCCCAGCAATACCAGTGGCGAAGTCCATACGGCGCTTCAAGGCCACATAGAGCTTCAGGAGCTCTGCCGGCTCACCAGCAAGGATCTCCCACTCCGCATCGTTGAGTAGAACAGCGGTCATCTTCGGGCAACCAACAACCTATGGCACACTCCGGCCACAGGCGATCCCAATCGGAGTACAGCAGCAGTGGACGATGAAACCGATCTGCACATCCAACTCGCATACGATGTCGCATCGAGTGCCCTGGAGGAAGCCAATGCCGCCAACGACCTGCTGGTGATCCTGCTCCAGGCCGTTATGGCTACGCAGCCTGAAGCCACGAACCGGTTCCACCAGGCTGTGCACGACGCGCTGAACTCGACAGAACTCATTCGCAGCGACGCCTTCGAGAACAATGCTCGCCGGCTATGCGGGCTCATCGACGGCTCCTGCCCCACTCCATACTTCAACTCGCTGTTTCCGCGCAGTAGTGGAGCGCCGAACCAGCCCAAACGACCCACCCTCAAGGTCGTCCAGAAGTTGGAACCGAAGCCGAAGTAGCCACCAATACGCATCAGCAGTTGATGCGGCTCGTCGAAGAGCGCATCCCACTCCTCGTCGTTGATCTGGAAGGACGGCACGGCTACCTCTGAACAAGGCGCGGCCGGCGCATCTGGTCGATCATCCGCAGCGCCTCATCTGTCGCCGCCCTGGATTCGGAGAGCTCCCGGTGGGCCTCTTGCAGTTCCTGGTCATCGGCGCCGTCGACGAGGTTGGCAACAGCCTGCTGCGCCTCACCGTTCTCCTTGATGAGTGTTCGGAGCATGCAGAGCACCTCCGGCCGCTGGCCGGCATCGCCGCCGATCAAGCGCACCGACACGCCCAGAGGCGTCAGGATGTCGCCCAGGGCCTGGACCTTCAGGTCAGTCGGCAGCGCGGCGAGGATGCTGGGTACGAAGTTCGCCGGCACCAGGTTGGTGTCCTTGGTTCCGTCGTCGAGCCAGCGGAACACGCGGTCGGCGTTGACCTTCATCCGCTCAGTTGTATCGCGCGTTGGCGGGTCGAAGACGATGCCGGTTACCAGCGCTCCCTGGATGCGCTCGTGCGCCTCCACGATGTGCTGGACCACGGTCTCTCGGCTCCACCCCTCTCGGCGGCGCCATTGGTTCACCACGCCGAGCAGCGTGGAAATCAGGGTGTGCGATTCGCTTCGCATGACGTGGCGTTTCTCCGGGATTAGCCTTTCTCAACCCCGAGCGACTCTCGGGATCGGCGGAAGATGGAGTCCGGCACATCCGTGGTAGCTTTCTGCCTCCACACGAAAAGGCCATCGAAGGTCGGACATGACCGAAAAATCTGTAGAGCAAATGGCACGCGACACCCTCAACGCGCTAATAGCTGGTCGATACGTTCCTGGGTCGACTTTTGGGTTTTCAGCAACGACAGCAACTCTGGACAAAGAGATGATTCGCTCGCTTGAGATGCAGCTTCGGGAGTACTACGCGAGTGGTCTTGGCGAGAAGCAATCTCATCCTGCAGTGACGCAGCCGCTTCGGATGTGAAGTAGCGCGACATGAATACGAAGGCCGAGGCAAATGCTTCGCCGTGAGCCCTGGCCTTCTCCTCCTTCAAGTCGTCACGCAAGATGAAACCGACCGACTCCTTCAGCGACTCAGCACAGGCCCGGGCAAAGATCAGTTCGATCTGGCGGCGGTGCGCAGCCTGGTTTTCAACCTCTTGAACGGTGATTCTTTTTTGATTCGTCATGACGCGCCTCCTGGCCGGTAGTTTGGATCGGGTTAGGCGGCGGACTGCTCAGTAGCGACTTTCAGAGCACCTTTCGTAATGCGCTCAATCTCGTACTGGCGGAGTTTTGGAATTTCTTCTGGCCACTGGCGCACCGCCTCATAGGTAATGCCGAGGGCTTTGGCTACCTTCGAAACGCCGTGGAAATGGCTGATCACTTGGGTCTTGGTCATAGGCGACTCCAGTTCATTCGCACCAATTCAAGCATGCTTGTAATTATAAAGCAAGCATGCTTGGCAAGCTACCTTGTAGATTTCTCAACATGAAAACCACAGACCGGATTACCAAGCTCGTACTCGCCAGAAAGCCGGAGATCGGCACCCGCGGGGTAAAGCGAGACATCGCCAACACGTGCGGCATCAGCTATGAGGCCGTGAGGCAATGGTTTGCCGGCGATACTGAAAACATCAGAAATGAAAATCTGACCGCTCTGGCTGAGGGCTATGACACGACGGTGGACTGGCTTCTATCTGGTTCAGGCGAGCCTCCTCGGCGAAAAGCAACAAGTAGTACGGCGGAGATGTTCTTTCAGATGTTGCAAGGTAAAAAGCTTCGTCCAGATCAGCAGCAGCGCTTAGAGCAGGCAGTCCTAGATACTTTGAACGACCAGCCTGTGGCGGAGCCCGCCGACAACGTGATAGTTGCCGACTTCTCCCGTAAGCCCCTGGTGGGTGATGAAATTCGCATCGCTCACTACGACGTCCAGGGAGCAATGGGCAACGGAAAGGTTGTGCAAGATTTCCCAGAGATGTTCAGAGATGTCGCCGTCAGCCAGCAGCATCTGCGTGAGCTAGGGGTCAAATACAAGGACCCTTCTCACCTAAAGCTCATTACAGGCGACGGGCAGTCGATGGCCCCGACCATCCAGGATAAGGACCCGATGATCGGTGATGTGAGTATCCGAGAGTTCACTGGAGACGGCATCTATGCCTTTATCTGGCAGGGCCTGTTCTACATCAAGCGACTGCAAGTTGCGGATGAGGAGCATTTCGAGATGATCTCCGACAACCCGAGTCACAAGGATCGGTTGATCAGAATCGATGAGACCTACATTCAAGCAAGAATTCTGCTGGTGTGTAACGCGAAACGGGTTTGAGTACTTTAGATAACATCAACAAGCGATGTCAGTATAATGAGTAAATGGACTTTCTTCTCATCAACACTGCTCGGATCAATACTCTGCACGCTGTTAGGCCTAGTATTCATACTCGCTATCATTCTGTACTCGCCGCTGACGGAAATACTAACCCACCATAGCAGTTTTGTTTTGATGCGCCCTTACACAGAGCTAGACCAGTACGAGCAGGTACTTGTGAGCAGAATGATTAGAGAGAAAACAATATTAAGTGCCGACACTTTATGGTCACTTCAATCCTCATTCTACCAGACAATAGTTAGTGTGTTGATTGCTTTAAATGCGGCAATTCTTGCGATTGCCTTTTTCATCATCAGAACCTCATCTAAAGAAGAGGCTAAGCGCGAAGCCTCAGCTAAGTTTGATGAGTATATCGCAGGAAGAGACTTCTCGAGCCTTGTTAAAAAATTTGCCAGAAAAGAAATTGATAAAATCAACTCTACATATGGCGACCTGCTCGACCAAAGTGACCAGCTCAAAAGGAGGCTGGACGCGCACGATACAGAACTTGATTATCTCGATGAAGACATCGAGCACATCTCTAAAAAGCTATCTTTGCTAGACTCCTCTGAAGATTCCCACGATAGCAATCAGAAAATTATTGGTTAGCACCATGGCTTTTATACGCAAAAAGAAGTCTCCAGGCATTCCCGCTATAGACTCACCCCGCACTGAGAGGGGGGAGAATAGCCGCGTATTCACTGCATCTGACCTGCGAGCACTTGCGGAAGCCAACGACCTCTCAACTTCACCGCTAGAGGTTCATAAACTCACTGATATTCTTGGGATAAAGCTGCTTTGCATTCCTATGGATGATGATATTTCAGGATCTCTTAGAATTTCTGAGTCTGGGGACCACTGGGTTATGAAGGTTAACTCGCTGCATCACCCTAACAGGCAAAGATTCACCATTGCTCATGAGCTAGGCCATTTCGCTCTACACACTTCAAGCAGTAGTGATTTTGTTGACCGCAATTTCTTTAGAAACAATGACACGTCTCCAATGGAGACAGAAGCAAATAGATTTGCAAGCGAACTACTGATGCCAGAGCAAGAGTTCCGAGAACAAGTAAAGACTTTAGCGGGAGATATTGAATCCTTATCAAAGCACTTCAAAGTATCCACTCTTGCGGTAAGGGTTAGGGCCAAAACATTAGGAATGCAGGGACATGGACTTTAATAATTATTGCTACTTCCCCATCCTGAGAACAAAGGACGCCGAGATTCGTGCCATCGGAAATTTATCTGATAAAACGCTGGATCATATTCTTCCGATTTACGAACTAACCAAGTCACGAAGAACAAAAAAAGACCCGATCGGAGACATCGCTAAGCGTATAGACCAGATCGCTAGGATTCAGGGATCTCGCCCATTCGTTCTTGACGTTACCACAGATGAAAAACAGGTAAACGAACAGACTGAAAGTCTACTAACTTCTTCTGGTGGTTATGAGCACTGGCGTGCTTTGTTGAGTGCTTACAGTTCGACACTCAACATAATTCCAGCGATTCACATTGATCAAGACGATGAAGATTTCAGTGAAACCACTGCATTTATTAAATCTGTACAAAGCAATTTTAGATGTTTGGCTCTTCGCCTGCCGTCCGGCCTTGACAATGAAACCTACACCGAAGTCCTCAAAGCAATATCCCCGTACCTAGGAGAATGTAGTTTAATCATCTTGATTGATAGCGAGTGCATTCGCGACAAGGTAAAAAAAGGTAGCCTTGACGCCACATTAGACGACATGTACGACAGTCTAACGATTGTCCGGGACATAACAAGTGACCGTAGAGCCAACACTAAGATAGTTTGCATATCAGGCTCGTTCCCTCTGATTCCAAGCAAAGAGGGTCATGACGCCTACGGAGAATTTGAGATATACGAGCAGAGTGTTTTCAAAGAGCTGTCTAGCGAATTCCCTGACATGGGCTTCGGTGATTACGCTTCGATCAGCCCAGTTCAGACTGATGTTAAAGGCGGGGGATTCGTGCCTAGAATTGACGTATCCACAGCTGATACGTTCTTCTATCATCGCTACCGGCGCAACCATGGGGGCTACATAAAGTGCGCGAAGCTAGTGCTTTCAGACCCTAACTATAGAAGTATAAAAACGTGGGGGGACGACGAAATATTTCTTGCAGCAAATAACAACCCATCGGGGATTAGCCCATCATTTTGGATCTCCGTCAGGGCTAATAGATACATGACCCAAAGAGTTTCCATTCAAAAAACTAGGCAATTTCATCCACGCAAAGATCAAGAAGGCGGAGATCATCAAGAGTAACCAACCCTGCTATCTCTCCTCTGAAGATGTTTGTAGGCGCCTCATATTTGCCGGCGAAGTTCTCTATTATTTTTTTTCTAATATCTTTACTCGAATAAGTCTTCACGATCAGCTCACAAACCTCATATTTAGACCGAGCACTGAGACCGAAAATATTGCGAAGAGCGCTTACGGGAAGAGTATCGAGCCCGATTATTGAATCAAGTCCTCGCGTAATTCTTGCAGTTCTGATTCGTTTGACTTTCCGACTAGCGCACAAATACAAACCAACATCTTTTTTCGCCAGCACTTCAACACTAGGCAAATGCTTTTCATCGCAAACAACATATGTGTAGTCAAAGAATCTACAGTAGGACTCTAGTTGATCGGGCAGCCGCGTTATTTTGTCGAATGCCGACTTGATCTCATAGCCAATCAATCTTTCATTCTTAAGACAAACTACATCTGCCCTGCAACGTCCAAAGTCAAATACATACTCCTGAGCTATAGCCCTTACGCTAGAATCTCTCACGAGCTTTTCGATTAAGGCTCTTTTAACGTCGTTCTCTTTCACTCATCACCACCCATTTCTAGCCTGATTTTACATCAGATCTGGCCACAGGCTTCAAAAAGCTGACCGCTTGCACCTAGACGCATTGTGCAGCCCACCGCAGTATCACTACTCCCTCCTCGTCGAAGTCCATCTGCAGCCCGGCTGTCACCGCATGCTTGTCCATCACTTCGGCCCCACTCCCTTTCTCCGTCTGTTTCCAGCCTGTGTATCCGCAGGCGCTTGCCCAACCAGGCTGGCGGCGAATCAACCATCGCCAGCACGCGGTGCGCCAATTGATCTGAGCCCATAACAGGCAGCGCGGCGTCTTGCGCCTCTACTGATTGTTTGTCCAACCCGCCCTCCAACTTGCTCTGCTTCAACCATGCCTCCGTATCAGGCGCTCGCTTAAAAAGGCACCTCCTCCTCAACCTGCTCCACCACCTCCCTGCTCTCTGCCACTTCTTCAGTTTCGCCGGCCGCCCAAGTCACGATCACATTCCCTTCGTCATCGAACACCAGCGCCAGGCCGTCCGTTTCGGCCAGCAGCTCCATGATCGCGTCCCACGCCTCGTCGGTATCGGTATCCAGCCGATGAATCACCGCCCTCCTCTCCAACTGCGCCTTCGGCGACCCGATCATCGCTGATACCCGCAGCCCCAGGCGATCCGCCGCAGTGAGCTCCTGCCGGGGTTGCTGCGCTTTTTTCTGCCTGGCCATAAGCCTCCGAGCACTGTTCATTCATACAGTATTAAAAATAACCACAAGATTGCTTGCATTATAAAAACAAGCATGCTTTTATAAATGCAAGCCGGCTTGTGAGCGGAACAAGCAATACAGCGAAGGCGCAACACCGCCGGCCAGGCCACCGAGCCGACCGCTCTTTTACAACGCACGCAAAAGGCCGCTGGCCAAGCCAGGCATTGACGTACCCGGCGTGGGCGAATCCCACCTGAGTACGCCGTATTGCCTAAGCCACCAGCGGCTGAACCAGAAAACGTATGGAAAGAAATCATCGCCCAGGCACAGGTGGCGGGTAACGGTGCTCAAGACTGCGGCGCGCGGCATGCCGGCGACACGGTCAACCCTGACAGCAATGACGAAAGACCCGCGGGTTGTAGAAGCCCAGTAGGCGAACGCGGGAGCAACACCGATTTCCTCGATGCCCTTGGAAACAGGGGCATCAGGGAAGTCAACGAACACCAGCACGAAGGCCTATGAAAATAGGCACCGGTATCTGTAACGATGCTAAATCTTGCCTGTCCTACCAATCAGTGACGTAGATACTCTGAGCTTCACCAAAACGCATTATCTCTCGCTCAAACTTCATACCGACGCGATTAAGTAGGCGGATTGATGCATCGTTCTTGCTTTGCGTTTCAGCAATCACCCTCTTCAACGCCAAGGTGTCACTTGCATACTGCAACGCAAGGGTAAGTGCCTCAGTCGCGTACCCCATCCCACAGTGCTCTGGAAGCAACGCGTAAGAGACTTCTACGTCATTACCATCATGATGAGTATCTAACGAGATTACACCTGCAAACTGCTCGCCTTGCCTTGTTCTGATTGCCCAAAATGGAAGCTCTCTCTCGATTGAAACTTCTACCGGAGCTCGCCGCACCGCAACCTCCCGATCAACGGGACCTCCTAAATAGGCACGCACGTCTGGATTGGTGTACAACTCCACCAAGTCGGAAGTATCTTTCTCTTGAACAGCGCTAAGATAAATAAGAGATTGCATAAATACCTCATGAGAAAACCCATCATCTTTTTCTATTTATACTAAATTTCTTGATCGAGGACTATCTGGTAGGAGCCTCGAACGAATCTCGATAGGCCTTGAAAGCCTCTATCGCATGCTCATTTCTATTATTTCCGTCAGAGTCATCGAGCATCCTTTCCTCTGGCGTCTTGCCTCCATAGTAGTCTTCGAACCAACTGAAGTACTGCAACCTGATAGAGCCAGGGTGAAACTTACTATCAAGCGCCTTCCACCAAGTCAAACAGGCTGGGCAAGGTGGAAGCTCCGTGAAGCATATAATTGTTCGGACTCCTCGCGCATAGAGTTCTTTTCCGATAGGGCCTGGAGAATTCTGCATGCCAAGTATCATTATATTGGTAAGCGGAGGCTCCCAATTGGCCCTAACACATCGCTCCAAGGCAACCCGCTCGCTGTGGAGCCCAGCTGATCCAGCAGGGGTGCTTGAAGCCTTATGGTCTTTTCCAATTCGCGCATTGAATCGCCCCGGGTTTCGTGGAGGCCTCAACTCTTGAGAAGATGAGGCCATGAGAAAGACTACGACCTACTCCCCCGAAGTCCGTGAACGTGCTGTGCGCATGGTTCTGGAACACCTGAACGACTATCCGTCCGAGTGGGCGGCCATTGAGGCCATCGCGCCGAAAATCGGCTGCGCAGCGCAAACCCTGCATGGCTGGATTCGCCGCCAGCAGATCGATGCCGGTCAGCGCCCTGGTCAGACCAGCGAAGAGCGCGAGCGCATAAAGGCCCTGGAGCGCGAGAACCGCGAGCTGCGCAAAGCCAACGAGATTCTGCGCCTAGCCAGTGCGTATTTTGCCCAGGCGGAGCTCGACCGCCGCACCAAGTCCTGAGGGCATTTGTCGATCAGCATCGTGACCGTCTCGGGGTCGAGTCGATCTGCCGTGTCTTGCAGATCGCCCCGTCCGGTTACCGCAGGCACGCGGCTCAGCAGCGCAACCCGGCATTACGTTGCTGCCGCGCTCGACGCGATGACGCATTGATTCTGGAAATCCAGCGTGTATGGGACACCAACATGCAGTGTTATGGCGCGATGAAGGTCTGGAAGCAGCTCCGGCGAGAAGGCACCGAGGTGGCCAGATGCACGGTGGAGCGGTTGATGCGTCGGGCTGGATTACAGGGCATCAGGCGCGGCCAGGTCATGCGAACATTGCAGGTTTGCGCTGCGCAGCCGATTTTCGGCGCGATGGCCTCAATGGCCGCCCACTCGGACGGATAGTCGTTCAGGTGTTCCAGAACCATGCGCACAGCACGTTCACGGACTTCGGGGGAGTAGGTCGTAGTCTTTCTCATGGCCTCATCTTCTCAAGAGTTGAGGCCTCCACGAAACCCGGGGCGATTCAGTCAATCTCCTTTTCCTGAATCACTAAACCTATCCCAAAAAGCAGACCTTCGCGCAACTGCGCGGCGTCGCTCTACCTGGAGAAACCATGACCACCCAGGCTGACATCATCTACAAGACGTCAGCCTACAGTCTTTATTCGTCGTGAGTCCCGGTAAACAAGTCACCGCTTCGGCTCCGGATGTGGATGCTCCACAGATCATCTTTATCTCCCGTGCTCCGCTTTATTCGGTCGTCCTTGCTACATAGGTACCTCACACGATCATCGGTCAGGTTGTTGTAACTGGCGATCGCCCTGGTCGTCCTGAATGGCTGCTTCTTCTTATCCGAGTTTTCCTCCAGCCACTTAAACACTCTTTCGGTCTCTTTGCTGTCGCGCCAAGCATTTCTTGCTACCTGGACCGCGAGGATCACCAGACCTGCTGCAGCGCCCCCAAATGCACCGCCAATGCTCGTTGAGATGATGTCGTTCCATAGCTCAGAACACATTAGTCCTCCTTGATTCGGCCCCATGCCGGGCCACCCAACTCTAGCCCCAACGACATCACTGCGCCATCACGCATAGCGCAGTGCGTCCTCACGTTCGCGAAAAGGAACCCGCCGCATGATCAAGCGCACTCTCTACCACTTCCACTTCTGTTGCGGCCTGGGCGGCGGCGCCGCAGGCTTCAACCGGGCGCGCCCGCGGGTCGGCAACGTCGAGGCCGAATGGGTCTGCCTCGGCGGGATCGACGTGGACCCGGCCGGATTGCGCGACTTCGAGCGCCTGGCCGGTGTCCCGGGCACCCTGCTGGACCTCTTCACCCGCGACCAGTACGTGCGGTTCCACGGCAAGGAGCCGCCGGCCGGTTGGCGGGAGGCAACCCCGGAGGATGTTCGTCGCGCCGCGGGCGGCCGCCGGCCGGATGCCGTCTTCATCAGTTCCCCATGCAAGGGCGCCAGCGGCCTGCTGTCGGAGAAAATGAGCCTGACCCCGAAATATCAGGCCTTGAACGAACTGACTTTGCGGTGCATCTGGCTCATGGGCGAGGCATGGGCTGATGACCCGGTGCCGCTGATCGTCTTCGAGAACGTCCCGCGCCTGGCCAGCCGCGGCCGGCACCTGCTGGACCAGATCAACAGCCTGCTCGGTGGCTTCGGCTACGCCGTGGCGGAAACCACTCACGACTGCGGCGAACTGGGCGGCCTGGCGCAGTCCCGGAAGCGCTTCCTGCTTGTCGCGCGTCACGTCGAGAAAGTGCCGCCCTTCCTATACGAGCCAGAGAAGAAGTCGCTCCGCGCCGTCGGCGACATCCTCGGCCGCATGCCGCTGCCCGGCGACATCGATGCTGCAGGCCCGATGCACCGCGTGCCGTCCCTGCAGTGGAAGACCTGGGTGCGCCTCGCTCTGGTGCGAGCCGGCAGCGACTGGCGCAGCTTGAACGACCTCGCCGTCGAGGACGGCTACCTGCGCGATCTGATCATCGTGCCGGAATATCAGGCCGGCTACATGGGCGTTCACGGTTGGAACGACAGCATGGGCACCATCGCCGGCCGCAGCGGCCCCACGAACGGGGCGTTCTCGGTAGCGGACCCGCGCGCACCGGCAAACGCTCTGCAATACCAGCAGTACGGCGTCCGCCGCTGGACCGACACCTCCGGCGCCATCATTGGCGTGAAGTCGCCCGGCCAAGGCACCTTCTCCGTCGCCGATCCGCGCGGGAAGAGCTTCGGCAAGTACCCGGTCACCGACTGGGACGGTCCGTCCGGCACCGTGATCGCGGCCAGTACTACCGGCCAGGGCGCATTCGCCGTGGCCGACCCGCGCCCAGGCGGCGTCCGGCACAACAACGTGTTTCGCGTCGTCAGCATGGGGAGCCACGCCGGAACCGTCACCGGCGGGCACTCACCCAGCTCCGGCGGCCAGGCTGTTGCCGATCCCAGGTACCACAACTGGCACCCAGGGGCGAGCAGCCGCAAATTGCACGTCGGCGAGTGGGGAAGCGCTACCGGCACGGTCACCGGCTCCCAGCAGGTGGCCAGCGGCGCTCTGTCGATCGCTGATCCGCGCGTGCTCGATCGCACCAAGGGCGACGCCTACCTGACCGGCGGGCACTACGGTGTCGTAGGGTTCGACCAGTCCGCGGGCGCGGTATCGGCCAGTGCTCGGCACGACAATGGCAGGTGGAGCGTCGCCGACCCGCGCATGCCGGCGGCGAACGACCGGCTCACCTGCATCATCCAGTCGCTGGACGGCACCTGGCACCGGCCCTTCACCACCCTGGAACTCGCCGCGCTGCAGAGCCTGGTGGACCCGGAAGAACAGTTGGTCCTCGACGGCCTGAGCGACAGCGACTGGCGCGAGCGCATCGGCAACGCCGTACCACCGGCTGCGGCCGAGGCCATCGCCGGCGTGATGGGCACCACCCTGTTGCTGGCCGAGGCCGGCGAAACCTTCATGCTCAGCAATACGCCGATCTGGGTGCGCCCGGTTGCGGTGGCGCTGAGCGTGGCACAGGTTCAGTGAAGGTGAACCGAGGTCGGACGATTTATCGTCCGACCTTCGCCTTCTCCCATTCTTGCTTAAGTATCGTTTGGCAATATTCGACCAAAATAGCGCAATGCTCATCAGCAGCAGCACCAGGCTTATCGCACTCTCTGAGTGCGTCCTCGGCCGCGCCCATAAGTTGTTTAGAGTCTTCTTCCTCTGGATTCAGCAGAAGTTCTATCTTGCACTTCAGGCGCTTTGCCTCCTTCATCGCACCAATATGTGAGTCCGCCCACTCAGTTTGCATTTGATGGGCGAGCGGAGGGTCCGTAAGCAGCTTACTCTGAATTGCGCCTTTCGATCCCTCCCAATAGTTGTTGAGTCGCTGGATATTCATCACGGCTGCGACATAGTCAGCACACACATCGCGCAGATCATTGATCCATGCCTGCCTGCTCGCCTTGAGCGAGTTCTGCCGCGCCACAAGCTCCTGACTTGCAATAGTGCGTTCAAGCGCCTGATTTTGGTTAACGATAGTGCGGTCCAAATCAGTCCTCTGATTCTGCGCCGCCTCATCGAACATCTCCCGCTGTTTCTTAAAGCTCTTATTGGTATTCCATATCGTCAACCAAGTACCAATGGCAAAGACAGCGATTGTCGCCATGAAGCTTAAAAAGGTAGCCAAATCAAAACCTGTATCTACCGTAACTTTTGGCACTTGCTCTAGATAAACGACGGAAGTTTCATACTTCATGATTGCCCTCCTGCTGGCAAACTCGGCCAGCCAAAACTACTCCAGCCCTTGTCCTTTCGCCACTGCGCGGAGAATCCCATGCACCCCATCATCTACCTCGCCGGCCCCATGACCGGCCTGCCGGAGTTCAACTACCCGGCCTTCCACGCCGAAGCCGCGCGCCAGCCTGCGGCACCCAGGCCGGCTACATGCGCAAGGCCCTGGCGCAGCTGGTTACCTGCGACGCCATCGCGCTGTTGCCGGGCTGGCCAAGTTCACGCGGCGCCAATATCGAGCGCAGCCTGGCCTTTGAGATGGGGATGAAGGTCGTCATGGCCGCGGACATCGCCGCACCTATAGGGCGGGAGTCAGCCGCCACCCTCGTCTGTGCTTCCACCGCTAACTCCGGACTTAACCAAGCAAACGAGCTTGCGCATTCCGACATGGGTGCAAGGTCTTCCGGGCGCCACCCCCTCGATCATTCGGTTGAGATCGGCTCGTTCGAGCCCGTCAGCTAGAACCCCCTCGCGGTAGAGCTGCCGAATGTGCCCTTCGTGAAGCCACTTCTTGCTGGTCTCATTGAAGCAAATGCTCCGCCCAGGTCTTCGCTCCTGAATGAGCAGGCCTTGCTCGCCAGCCAACTCAAACACCCGCGCAACAAACCATTCCTCATCCATGTTCATCGCTCCAGCCGAAAGCCTGGAGTATAGGAGACCCTATGCCGGCAAATTGCTGCGCTCACAAGGAACGCCCCATCTTGTTCAGCGGGCCGATGGTCCGCGTCATCCTGGAGGGGCGGAAGACGGTCACCCGCCGTGCCATGAAGCCGCAACCAGTGCTCGACGGCCATTTCTGGACGTACGGCGGCGCCGGCTGGTCGAGAACGAAGGCAGGACGCCGGAGAACGACGACGAGCACGACAACGGGGAGATGGCCCGCACCGCCGCCTGCTACGCCCTGGCCGGCTCCAGCGCTCCGAACGATGGAACCGCCGCCCTGCTGGTGTCGCTGGCGTGGCCCTGGGATGAACAGTGGTGGAAGCCGAGTACCGCGCGACGCGACCTGATCAAGGCCGGTGCACTGATCCTGGCCGAGATCAAGCGCATCGACCGGGTAGCGGCGAGTCAGGGAGGGCCAAGCGATGCGTAGAGCACTGACTGCCCTCGCCATCATCGCCGCCCTCGGCCTGGCCGTGGTGGGGCTGGTGGAGATATTCCCGATCCTCCGCACGCTGGCGGCCTGGCAGACGGGGTGCTTCGGATGAAGCAGAAACCAGGCATCGCCCCCTCCCCAGCGAAGGCCCGCCGGATCAGGGGCACATGCCCGCCAAGGCTGGTCCCGTCACCGGTGAGCCGGTACATCCTACCTGAAATCCCATCTCCGCAGCCCAACGGAAAGGGCTGCGGAAGCGTCCGGCTATAGGCCGGGAGAGGCATTACCTCATGGAAAACATCACATTCTTGACTCACGAGGAGGTGTGCGAACTGACTGGGGCGCGCACCAAGGCCAAGCAGATAGAGGTCCTGAAAAAGAATGGCATTCGCCACACTGTGAAGGCCAACGGCTGGCCGTGTGTCATCACCGCCAGCCTGCTGGCACCGGCCACGGCTGCGAAACCCGAGAAGACTGGCTGGACGCCAAGGAAAGCAGGATAAATGGGAAGACGGCCGACCAAGCCGGGGAGCATTCCCCGGCTCCGCGAAAGACGCCGCGGAGACAAGATCTATTACTACTACGACCTCGGCGGCAAGCCACGCAAAGAACTATCCCTCGGAACGGACTACGGCCTGGCGATCACTGAATACGCCCGCCTGGAGAGGGCGCGCACAGCCGATGCAAAGCTAGCGGAGACGCTCACGTTTCGCTATGTGGCTCAACGCTACTTCATCGATGTCGTGCCAACGAAAAGCCCTACAACGCAGAAGGACAACGCCCGCGAGCTCAAGCAACTGCTGGCGTTCTTCGATGACCCACCTGCAGCCATCGGGGATATCGAACCGAAGCACATCAAGCAGTACCTGATCTTCCGGCGGTCGGCGCCGGTTCGCGCAAATCGGGAAATCTCCCTTTTCTCGGCCATCTGGAACTACGCGCGCGAGATGGGCTACACCAAACTGGCCAACCCATGCTCAGGGGTGAAACGGAACAGAGAGCGCGGGCGTGATGTGTATATCGAGGATGACCTTTATGCAGCGGTCTATGAAGCGGCAGATCAGGGACTGAAGGATGCCATGGACCTTTCTTATCTGACGGCCCAACGCGTGGCCGACACCCTGAAGATGGACGAGCGCGATATCCGCGACGGCACTTTGGCAATTCGCCAAGGCAAGACGTTGGCGAAGCGTCGTATCGAGTTGATCGGGGAACTGAAGCTGCTGATCGACAGGATTATGGCCAGGAAGGCTGGATACCGCGTCCGCTCGACGCGCCTGGTCGTCATCGATGACGGCCAGCCGATGACCTATCACATGCTCAGAGGCCGTTTCGACAAGGCCCGGGAGGCAGCGGGGATCCCAAAATCGGCTTTCCAGTTCAGAGATCTGCGAGCCAAGGGAGGGACCGATACTGCCGAATCAAGTGGCGACATTCTGCAGGCGCGGGACCAGTTGGGTCACACGACGGTAACGATGACCGAGCACTACATCCGCGACCGGAAAGGCAAGAAAGTGAAGCCGACGAAGTAGAAGATTGCGGAAATGTTGGGGAATTGCGGAAAGAAATATGGAGGGACTTTCTTTACTGGAATCGGCTGAACGCCAGGAAACACGATGGTGCCCGGAGCCGGGGTCGAACCGGCACGGGGTTACCCCCGAGGGATTTTAAGTCCCTTGCGTCTACCGATTTCGCCATCCGGGCAGGATCTCGCTTCAAGTGAGCCGGCAACGGGAACCAAACCGGCATCCCAACCCGAGACCCACCCCAAACGGTAGATAAATCATTGTCTTACGTTACTCTAGCCGGCGCAACAGTTAATTTCCGTGGGCTCCGCCCAGGTTGCCGGGTGATTCCAGGGGAAGCACGATCCGGAAAGCGCTGCCGACTCCCGGCTGGCTGCGTACCTCGATGGTGCCGCCGTGTTTCTGGACGATGCCGTAGGAGAGCGACAACCCCAGGCCGGTCCCCTTGCCTACCGGCTTGGTGGTGAAGAACGGATCGAAGATGCGCGGCAGGATCTCGGGGGAGATACCCTGCCCCGAGTCTTCCACTTCGATCCAGGCATGCTCCACGGTATGCCCCGTGCGAATCACGATGCGACCCCGCTCCGGCCCCATCGCCTGGGCCGCGTTCATCACCAGGTTCATCACCACCTGGTTGATCTGCGACGGCAGGCACTTCACCTCGGGTAGATCGCCGTATTCGCGGACCACGTCGGCCCGGTACTTCAGTTCGCTGGCGACGATATTGAGGGTCGACTCGATCCCCTGGTGCAGATCGGTCCACTGCCAGTCGTCCTCGGCGTCGACGCGGGAGAAGTTCTTCAGGTCCTGGACGATCTTGCGCACCCGCCCTATACCTTCCCTGGATTCGCGCAGCAACACGGCGACATCCTCCTTGACGAAGGCCAGTTCGACCCGCTCGCCGAGCTGCTCCAGGCGTCTTGCCAGCGCCTCGTCGCGGATCGCGGGGCGAGCCTCTTCATAGGCTTCAAGTACCTCCAGCAAACGCCTGACGTGCTCCTCCAGGGTGGTGTAGTTGGAGGAAACGTAGCTGATGGGGTTATTGATCTCATGGGCGACGCCGGCGGCCAGGTGGCCGATCGAGGCAAGCTTCTCCGTCTGCACCAGTTGGCTTTCCAGTTCCTTGCGCTCGCCGATCTCTTTCTCCAGCGCCTCCTTGGCCTGGCCGACTTCCCGGGTGATCTCCTGGATGGCAGCCTCCATCCGGCTCATCTGCAACTGGAGGTGAGCCGTCACGTTCCACTTGGCGCTGAGATTGCCGGCCATCTGGCGGACCTCCTGTCCCTGCAAAGGCAGGCCGAGGAGCAGCAGGCGCTCTTCCGCAGCCCACGGCGCCAATAGCGGAAAATCGGCGGGAGGCGCATGCACCACGACCTGCAAGCGGGAGTCGAGACGCCAGAACCGCTCGAGAACGGGAATATCCGCGCCTACCGACGGCATCCCGAGGAAGACCACGGCATACGGCGCATCGGCCTGGAGGGCCGAGCGTATCCGCCCCAATGCCTCCTCGGCGCTTCCCGCCGTATCCACCTGGTAGCCCCGCTCAGGCGCCACGGGAGGCGATTCGGCCCCTAGGGTTCCCTGCAACAACCCGCATACACGGTCTCGATCCGCCTGCCGCTCATCGATCACCAGCAAGCGCCGGTTCCTGATGGGTAACGTCTCCAT